CACCAGAAGGACCGAAACTTACATCAAATCCACCTTCGGGAGTTCTAGTTGTACTAGAAAATGGAGTGTCACCTGTTAGAGCTTGTAGGGATTTCTCCTGATTAGCAGCGGCAGCAGCAATGTTAGCTTCATTAGCAGCAGTCTGGGCTTTAGAAGCATCTCTTCCAGCTAACCAATTAAGTCCAGCACCTACTACTGGGGCGATCCACTGAGCAACCATAATTAAAACACTCCACTTCCACGGGAACCAAGTCCTCGTTTATCTCTACTAGTTCCAACTCCACTCTCTCTTTCTGCTAATGCATCAAGAAAACTCGGCGCACCACTTACCATGCCTTGTTGTCTTCCACCTTCTTGTAGTGCTGATACTGCACTAAATAGTGGGTCTGTTCCTACTGCTTCCGATACTCGTCCAGGCAACTCGCCAACAGTTGTAGTTAAGTAGTCTCTAGCTTGGTCAGTGAATGGAGTAACATCGAACAATTCATCTCCGAGTTTGTATCCTTGTGCAGCTTCTAGTGCTGACCCTCTAATAGCATCAATTCCACTTCCAGCTTCACTTCTAACACCACCAAGTATATCATCCAGCCTACTTTGTACGTCTGACCCTTGTGATAATAGACTTTCACTAGCTAAACGTCCACCTCTAGGACTTAACTGCCCCCGTGATCCAGCCCTAGCAATAACATCTTGTGCGCCACTTAACTTCTGGCCGTATATATTTTCCGCAACTTTACTAAATGCGTCAGGATTAAATATGTCAGTCTCAAATCCTTGAGGAAATGCTTGATTTATTGCTTGCACTCCTTGGCCGCGGAGTTCTACGTCCTTGTTAAATAAGGCTTCATCAGCGAAGGCTCTACCAATCTTTTCGTTGAGCATCGAATCGAAATCTTGTCCAGCTTCGAACTTATCAAAGATGCCTTTCGAACGATCTCTAGCTGCTTGTGCAAATCCTCGGTCAGTAAATCCTCTTTCGCCTACTACTGCATCAATACCTCTAATAGCATTTTCATAAGCTGTTAGAGCAGCCAATGGATCTACTTCTGGAATGTTACCGTAATTAGGATCTTGTAAGAATCTGTAGATAGCGTCTATATTTCCTGCCTCTGGATTCTCACTTGGCGGTCCCGGATCAGGTGGGCCAAAAGTAAGTCCTGAAAACAGTCCCGGCATTTGTGCTGGTATATCTGATCCTAAATCTGAAAACTTGTTCGGCCCCAAACTAGGGTCCAAAGGATCTATATTAGCTGGTGTAGTGCCAAAAAGGTCATTAATTTTATCTATAGCATTACGTTCAATTCTATTCGTTTCTTGGGGAAAACCAATTCTGCCTCCCCATTGCGCTCCCATACCGATACCTGGGAAAGCAGAAAGCAGACTATAAATTCCTTCTCCGACTGATGTGGCGGGTTGTGGTGGCCCTCCGGGACCGTAAGTATCCCACTCATTACGTAAATATTCTGGTGGATGGTGAATGGGTGAGTCTGGTGGCGAAGTTAGCCCAAAATCAGGGTGGCCTGTAACACCTCCAGCTATAGGATCACCAGTTCCAAGTTGATTAACTGGTCTGCCATATCCCCCCGCAGAGTCTTTGGACATTGTTTTGAGTGCAGCTATTAATGCATCTCTTCCTGTAAGATCAGATTTTTCGAATTTGCGTCCATCTATGGACCTTTTTCCATCTATGAAATCTAAGATGTCATCGGTTTTCTTTTCTGCATCTTCACGAGTATATGAAGGATCAAATGCCGAAAAACGGCCACCAACGTCATATCCAATACTACTTAACTGATCTACTAAATCTTGTACTTGTGCAGCTTGGGCAGCTTGTTCGGCAGCAATACTAGCAGCTTGTTGAGCTTCTTGTGCCGCAGTCATACCTGAGAATCCGGGAGGACTTCCTCCTCCGAGATCAGGCCCACGACCTGCATCAAACCCTTGAACCCCAGCAGGGTTACTAAACTCTTCAAAACTTTCCCAAGACATATCTAACCTACCTATACAGCCAAGAACAATTCACGTTCTTTAGCTCTGCGTTTTACTAAGCCTTTAAGTATTCTACCACCCGCCCTTCTCCACTTAGGAAACTCATCAGCGGCACCTTCGTACGAACCTCTATTTAATTTCATTCTTAATGTACTTCTTTGAAAGTTCCCACTTCCTATATTGTATATTATAGAAGCAAGACTTGAGTACATATTCTCAGTTAACTCAGCAGTAACTAGTTTCCTAATTGCATGATCAACATGCTTTAACTCTCTTAGTAACAGTAACTCTCCATGACCTTTATCTATCTTCTTATGGTTCATGTTAACTTTGTCACCATTAATATCCCAAGTAGAACCAAAGCCTATAGTAGCAATACCCGCAGGACATTTATAAGGGCGGCTTGACCACCCTTCGTAGTACTTAATAATGTCTAATCCTGCTTCGTTTATCTTCATTTTCTGTTAAAACTTCTCTGACCAAACCAGAAAGAAACAACAGCAGCCCAGACAGCTTGGAACTCATCATTCCAAATCATCTTGTACTGTTCCATTGTTATCCAATCAGCATTAACACAAACAGAAAGTGCAGCGAACTCAATGAATAAACAGTATGTTATTATTGGTCTAACTGAAGAACTAAGATTAATAACCCACTGACTAGACTTAGCAGTTATTGTTGCGTGTTCTTTATGTAATGTCTCAGTCTCTCGGATATCTGCGTCGATATCCATCATCTGCATCTTCTGCTTTCCAATCTGCAACTGTTGATCTAGTTGCTTATCCATCATGGAAAGTTCGTGAGCTTGATCTCTTTTCTCTTCAAAGAAGTTAAGTACCTTTGGAAGAAAGGAAGTACCAAAACCAAGGACTGATCCGACAAGAGATAACATTATAAAACTCCCCAGAGTATCGGGACTGCTGCACTAAGAACTAATAAGGTTAATCCGACCATTACTTATTCCTTTACAGATGGGTGTTTGCCATTGTGTATGGCATTAAGGTGTGAAATCTGTGACTTCATAACTTTAACTTCTGCCTGTAGTGTAGCCATCTCACGGTTACGATGTTCCAAAGCAGCTACACTGTTGATATCTTTTAGTACATCAATTTGACTAGTGAATACAGCCCTCTGTGATTCTGCATCGTCTAGTCTAGCATCAAACGTAGACTTAAACTTATCAAAGTTTTTGTGGAATACTTCTAGATCCTGCATCACTCTTTGTAAGTTTGATTTCACTACTGCATATCCGCCAGCAATAGTAGCAATTAACATCAGTCCTTGTATTGCATGAGAAGCAGTTAGTTCCATATTACCTCACCGCTGGCCCATAAGTCGCTGCCCAATACAGAAAAGTACCAAGTCCACCAGCAATAACTGCAACAGCTAATCCTTTGGCGACTTCAATTAGTATTGCCTTCCGACGTTCTGCACGTTCTTCATCTAAAAGTTTCTGCTCTTTCGCTCGTTCTTTCTTTGCTTCAACCCGCTTATCACGTTCTTCAAGGATAAGGTTCCAGGTACTTTTCTCTCCGGGCTTAGTAGGCCACTTACGATTTATCTCATCCCTTAAATCATCAAGTTGTTGTTCTAATTGCTTCTGTTCAATTACTGCCGCAGCAGCAGATGACATTGATGTTTCTGAGCCATCATCAGCGGCACGTTTCTGTAGAATACTCTTATTTTTCTTACCGATTGAGCTACCAGCTTTATGATCTTTATTCTGTTCATGCTGTTCTTTTGCCTGGAATAATCCGTCTAATCCGTGAGCAATTTCTTGAACACCTCTAGCAGATTTTACTAGAGTTTTAGTAGCAGCAATTGCAGCGGCTATTGTGAGTGGGTCCATCGCATCACCGCGCCTTTGCTTGCGCTACACCGTCGCCGCCAATGGAACGCCCAATCGCCCAAATGAAGTTTCTTACGCTGGTCTGGTTAAAATCGTTATTGGTATCGCTCTGTTTGAAACCTGTAGCGCACCAATCTTTTGATGCGCCCGCAATCACTGAGGTTCCACCAGGATCATCAAATTCAACCATAGTGTTTTCTGGGTTACTGCCTTGTCTAACATATGCGAATGTATTACAGCCGGTGGTATGACGGCGAGATATCATAAACTCCGGCTGCATACCCGTGTACACAAAAGGTCCATTCGCATCACCGTTGCCGAGCAGGGTCGGCAGTGATGAAAATCCTGCCACCTCAACAATCGCAATCACGCGATATGTCCCGGTTGGTGCCGCCGATTTGACAATCACGTTTGTGTCATCAATCCCCGCGTAGACGGTACTATTCTGTTCGCCCGGCGAGTGTGTGTTCAACGAAATATTATAGCCTGACGTCATGCCGGGATGACTCCAATACCAAGCACCTGTGGTGTTAGTAATCTTGACGACCGCCATCTTTATCCCTGAACCTAAAGAATGTGCGGTGTTAGTGTCAGAACCATTACTGTGGCTTACTTCAGCGGTAAACATTCCATGGGTTGCATTCATGTTGAACGACCAACCAACGAAATTGTTAGAACCAGAAGGTGCGACGAATGTGGTTTTTGCGGCGGTGCTTTCGCAGTCGAGGCCGTTGCTGGTATCGTCAGAGAAACGCCACTGCCATGCCGTCGAACCGTCTAAATCTTTGAAGATTTCCATATATGTGCTGTGACCGGATCGTGCCGTCGCCAACGCCGACTCAATATCCGCACCAGTGTCGAGTACTTGCACAAACCCATCATCTAAATTTGTTACAGTCGGTTCTGGAAAATTGGCGGTGTTCAATGCTTTGAAGCCAGTAGGCGGAGTATAAGCGAAAGATGTGGCCCCGAAATTGTAGGTGGCTAAGTCTGAATGGGCTGCATGATACGGCATGACTGGACCGGAAAG